AAAGGTTATTCAAGCTTGGTTGCGTAATACTAGCGTAAGCCCTGAAGTAGATACTCCTATGCAGATCCTCAGTCAGCAAGAATATAACTTCTTAGGCTCTAAGTTCTCTACAGGTGTTGCTAACTCTGTGTACTACCAGATTGAACAAAACACAGGTAACATGTATGTCTATCTGACTCCAGACAATAACGCAGCTACAACCTATGAGTTGTACTTTATGGCTCAGATTCCTTTAGCTGATATTACTACTGGTAGTCAAGTCCCTAACTTCCCTAACGAGTGGATGAATACCCTTGTATGGAACTTAGCAGATCAGCTTGCTATTGAGTATTCTGTACCACAGAACCACAGAGCAGAGATTGCAGCTCGTGCTAAGACCTATGAAGACCAGTTGTCTGATTGGGACGTTGAGAGCACTTCTACATTCTTCCAAGCTGACCTTCGTATGGCTAACGTAACCTTTGGAAAACCTAACTAATGCCTATTGTTAGAATACCGCTGTCTCAACCTATTGAGACTCGCAATGGCTATTTAAACACTGACTCTAAATGTGTGAATGGCTATTTTGAGATGCTTAACGGTAAACGTGAGTTTGTTAAGCGTCCTGGTCTAACTGCAATTACAACTAGCCCTGCTTTGCCTTCTGCACAGGCTCAGGGCATTTATTACTTTAATAATTACCTATACATTGTTATTAACAACGTAGTATATCAAGTAAACCCTACTACCCTAGCTCGTACTACTATCGGTACTATGACTGGTACTATCGGTGGAGTAGTTCAGCAAGTTTACTTTGAGCAGACCCTAAACAGTACTTATCTGTTTATGCACAATCAAGTAAATGGTTATACATACAACCCTGCTACTGGTGTGTTTGCTTTAGTAGACAATAGCTCTATTGGTGGTACAACAATTCTAACTGGTGGTACAGGCTATACAGCACCTACAGTAACTTTCTCAGCCCCTGCAGGTGGCGGTACAACTGCTACTGGTACAGTAAACATTACTGGTGGTGTAGTAACTAGTATTAACATCACTAACGGTGGTACAGGATATACTACATCAGATACTCTGACTGTTACCATCAACGATACAACAGGTACTGGAGCTACCGCTACAGCGTCTCTGACTGGCTTTCCTTCAGGTCCTCTAGTCCCTGGTGTAGCTTACTTAGATACCTACACAGTTATCGCTAGTCCTAACGGTCAAATCTATACCAGTGATCCTAATAATCCTAGATCATGGAATGCTTTAAACTACATTACTGCTGAGTCTGAACCAGACCAGTTAGTAGGTATTGCCAAGCACTTAAACTACATTGTTACTTTTGGTCAGTGGTCTATTGACTGGTTTTATGACGCAGGAACATATCCAGGTTCTCCTTTGGCTAACTCACCTACCTACAAGATTGAGCTAGGCTGTGCCAACGGAACTTCTATTGTAGCGTTTGAAAACATCGTAGTATGGGTAGGTACTTCAAGAGATGCTGGTCCTTCTGTTTACGCTATTTCAGGCGTTAGCCCTACCAAGATTTCTACACCTTATATTGACCGTATTTTACAAAACAGCACACTAGCAGACATCAGAGCCTACTCTTTCCGTCTAAACGGACACACCTTTTATGTCTTGACTTTAGCTGATTTAAATGTTACAATAGTATATGATGTAAATGAGAAAGTTTGGACTCAATGGACCATGTGGGCTATTGGGGATGCTGACTCTGGCGTTCCTGGTATCTATGCCGAACAGTACTTTCGTCCAAGCTTCTTTGCCCAGATTAGCGATACCTACTATGTATTGGATGATGATAATGGAACGTTATATACTCTCTCTGATGCTGTATACAATGATGCTGGTGCTCCTATTTATTATCGTTGTGTAACAGATATTATTGATGGTGGAACTACTAAACGTAAGTTCTTCCAACGTGTTGAAATTGTAGGAGATAAAGTACCTGCTACAATGAACATTAGACATTCGGATAATGATTATCAAAATTATTCTCCGTACAGAGCAGTAAACCTAGACAAGATTCGTCCACAGATTTATCAGACTGGAGCAGCTCGTCGTAGGTCTTGGGAATTTCTCTGCACAGACAATCAACCATTAAGATTGCAAGCAGCTGAAGTTGACTTTGATATTGGTGAATTAGAACAGTCGGAACCGACACAGTTACAATATAGGACATAGCGATGATAACGTACCAGGCAGAGAAGTATTCAGATGTAGTTTCTGAATTAGCGGTTCTCTACCCTGAACATTATGAAGAGCTTGGTAGTCCTGTAGCAACCCAATATAATTTAGAACCTCATTGGGAACAATATCTAAGTTTAGAACAAGCAGGTATTTTAAAAGTTATTACCTGCCGTAAAGATGAAGAAATGATTGGATACATGTTGTTTATGGTATCTCCTGGTCTTCATGTCAAATCGTGTTTAACTGCTTACGAAGATATTTACTTCTTACGTAAACAGTATAGAAAAGGTAGGATAGGCATTAAACTGTTCCAATTCGCTGAACAGTATCTTAAGAGCCTAAACGTTAACAAAATCATGTGTTCCACAAAAGTCCATTTAGATAATTCTAAATTGTTTGAATATTTGGGATACAACTTTATTGAAAAGCTATATAGCAAATTTATTTAAGGAGTAATCATGGGTAGTTCAATTAGTAGTATTTTTGGCGGTGGTGGTGGCTCAGTATCAGCACCTGGTGCTCCTCCTTATTCTCAATATGACCCCTTTGGTGCTTTAGGTGGTCGTCAAACGGCTGCTCAGTCATTACAAAACTTAATGACAACTCCTTCTATGGCTTTGTCGCAACCTGGTTATCAACAGACTTTACAACAAGGTACTGCTGCTCAGCAAGCTGCTGGAGCTGCTTCAGGTACTTTACAGTCTGGTCAACAAGCTGCTGCTTTGCAGGGATACGGTCAGAACATTTTTAATAGTTATTATAATCAATTATATAATCAACTAGGTACACTGTCGGGTGCTACTACTCAAACTCCTGCTGGTGCTTCTCAGGCTCAATACAATGCCCAATTAGGTCAAGCTACTTTACAAAATCAAATCAACCAACAGAACGCTGCTCTTGGTTTAGGTACTACTGCTCTGCTTGGTCAAGGTTTATTTTCTTCTGGTATTTTTGGTGGTAGTGGGGCTGCTCCTTTAGATGCAACTGCTATCGGTAGCGGTGCTGCTTCTGGCGGTAACTTTACTGGTGGTGCTTTTACTTTAGCAGGTTTCTAAGGATAAACTATGGCACAAACCCCATTTGAGGCACTAGTCTCAGGTATTAAAACAGGCCGAGAAGTTGGTACTGATATTGCTCAGTCTAACATTCTTCAAGAGGTGTACAAAGGTACTACTCCTGAAGCTATGACTCCTGACATGCAGCAGGCAGCTTTGAATAAAGCTTCTGTACTTGCTGGTCAAAAAGGTTTAGGCTCATTACAACACATTTTCCAAAAGGAAGCTGGTGAAGTAGCTACTGCTAATCAAGAATCTAAAATAAATGAAATCAAACTTGCTAAAACTAGTTTAGGTTATGCAAGTCAGTTAGCTCAAGGTGCTAAAGATCCATCAGATCTTTTATCTGCTGTTGACGCTGTTCCTAATTTGGCTACTAACGAGAAAATGATTCTTAGATCTATAGCTAACGATCCTCGTATGTCTTTTGAACAAAAGCAAAAGATGTTTGTTAACATGGGGCAGACAGCTTTACAGAATGCTGAAGCTCAGTACAAACTAATGGTAGGTGAGGCTCGTTTAGAAGATGCAGACACTAAAGCTGAAAATGTTCGTTTAAGAGAACGTATTGCTGCAAACAAAGCAAGCAACATTAAGCCTGCTAGAGAAGCTCCTCAAGGTGCTATTAAGCGTCAAACATCTTCTTTACAACAAGAATTAGGTGATGTTCAAACACCAGATGCTCAAGGTAATTTGAAACCTTTATCTTCTGCTCAGCTTTCTTCTGTAGCTTCTCGTATTGAGAACGAAGGCCGTCAACGTTATAAAAACAATCCTGGTTCTTATTCAAGTGTACAAGAAGCTGTTGATGAAGCTCGTGACGATATTATTGCACAAGACTTCCCTACTACTAAAACTAAAAAGACTTTGTTTGGTATAGGTGTTCCTGGTACTAGCGAAGAAGAACGTGTTTACAAGCCAGCAAGAAAAGAAGCTGCAAAGCCTGCTGAAAAGAAAGCTGTTAAGGCTCAAAAGATGCCTGATGCTGCTACATTAAAAGACTATGCAGATCAGCACTTTGGTGGTGATACTAAAAAAGCTAAAGAATTCCTTAAATCTAAAGGTTATAGTGACTAATGGCTGACATTTCAAGTCTTCCTGTTCCACCTCCAGCTCCTTCTTCTTCTAAGAGTTTAGCTGACCTTCCTGTTCCAGATAGTAGCGTAACAGTAGAAGCAGCCCCTAAAGAAGAAAAAGGTTTTTTCTCCGAGCTTGGAAAAGGCTTGGGAGAAATGTCATGGAAAGATTGGAAAGAAAAATCTATGATAGCCCCGATTGTAGAGTACACCGCAAGGTCTGCTCTAGGTGGTATCATGCCTGGTCTAGAACCAATCTCTGAAGCAGAACAGAAACAAGTACGTCGTAGTGCTTCCGATACCATCAACGCCCTTAAAGAAGGTGTTGCTAATCCTATAGAGACTGGCAAAGCTATTGCTAAGAAGGCCTCAGACAACCCAGGAGCCTTTACTGCTGATTTGATTAAAGGTCTTGTATACGATCCTGAGATGCTTGCTACAGGCGGTTTAGGACGTATTGCTCCTTTGGTTGAAGAGGCTGGTGTAGCTGCTAAGGTTGCTAGAACTGCTGTTAATACTGCCAACACCGCTACACAGTTTGGTGTCTTGGCTGCTGGTGCTGAAGGTGCTAGAGCTAAGCTAGAAGGACGTGATGTAAGCCCTAAAGATTTAATGCAAGCTGCTTCTGAGTCTGTTTACACTGCAGTAGCTTTTGAAGCTTTACACAGTACTTTAGAAGGCACTGGTAAGGCTATGCGTTTTAGTAAGCCTGAAGAGGCTATGCTTCCTTCTGAAACTGCAAAGCCTGGTTTTGTAGACTTTGCTAAAGAACAATTTAATAAAGATATTAGTCCTCGTATTGAACAATTAAAAGACCGTTGGTCTAAGATCACTGGTAAAGAACGTGGTGCTCCTATTGAGGAGATTAAGCCTCTTGAAGCAGAAGGTATGCCAAAGGTTGCTGAACATACCGAAGAGATGCCTGCTGAGTTGAAGATGAAGGAACAGGAAAGCATTAAAGACCTCAACACTCTTCAACAAGAAGCTGACATTGGTAAAGCTACAGAGAACATTATTCGTAAGCGTATCAACGATTACAATGCTAACTCTCGTATTTCTCACAACTTAAAAATTGAAGCTGAAAGACTTGTACCTGATGAGGCTGGTCAAGAAGCTATTAGTCTTGCTCGTGACTCTAAAGACTTTTCTAAGTTAACACCAGAACAACTTAAAGCGAATGACCTCTATACCAAAGGGTATAAAGAGTTCTATGAGCGTGGTAAAAAGGCTGGCGTTATTAAAGGCTTTATTGAGGATTATATCCCACACGTTGTTGACTTTGAAAAGTCTGGTATTAAGAACCCTGCAGATGCTCTACGTGCTTTTGTAGAGTCTGGTGGTAGCAGAACAGAAGGTGTGTCTGCTAAGTCTCGATTCGGTAAAGAACGTAAGTATGAGACCTTTGAAGAATTAGAAGCTGCTCTTAAAGATAGCGGTATGGTTGTTAAGACCAAGAATGCTGCTGAAATCTGGAAGCAGTACTCTTCTTCAATGGAGAAAGCAATTCTCAACAAAGAGATGCTTGAGTCTCTTAAGGGCATGCAAGATGTAGAAGGCTACCCTGTAGCTATGAAGATTACAGAGAAGACTCCTATGCCTCGTGAGTGGGTAACATTCCCACAGATGCCTGGTTATGCTTTCCATCCTGACATGAAGCTGCCTATGCAGTTCGTGTTTAATAATACAAACCCTGGCTTGATCATGAAGGGACTCAACGCAGTCTCTCAAGCAGCTAAACGTGCCAACGTTGTAGGTAGCTTGTTCCATGCTAAGTCTTTGGCTGAAGCTTTCTTGTTATCTGACCCTGTTAGATTTGCTAAAGAACTAGCAACAGGTTTTGCAGGAACTAAAGCTGCTTTAAGAGTATTACGTGAAGGTGGCCTAGGCGATAACGTAGACATGTTGCTACGTGAGGGCTTAGTTTTAGAAACCCCTGAAGACGTTACCAGAGGTATTCTGTCTGATATTGGTAGAGGAGCAGACTGGGTATTGAACAGATACGGTCCTACTAAAGATATTAAGATTGGCGAGTCTACTCTGCGTAAAGTAGAAGATATTACTTTAAAGCCTTTTGATAAATTGACTTGGGACTTTGCTGCTACAGGTTTTAAAACTCTTGTAGCTTTGAAGAAACTAGAAGAAGCTAAACTTGCTCATCCTGAAGTAGATCCTAAGTTATTGGCTCGTGAGATTGCTTCTTATGCTAACAATACTTTTGGTAGCTTGAACTGGTTTGAAGTAGGTGCACGTACTAATAACAAGATTCTTAAAGAACTTGCTAACACAGCATTTAATCCTACAGGCCGTAGAAACCTTCAGTTACTAATGTTTGCTCCTGACTGGACTGTATCTACCCTTCGTGCTTTTACTACTATGTTTAATAAAGGTACTGGCCTTAAAGGACTTATCAAGCCTAAGTTAGAAGCTGACTTTGCACGTCAATATCAATTACGTAATGCCATGATTTATGCTACCGTATTGAACGGTATCAATAACATAACTTCTGGTCATGATATCTGGGAAAATAAAGACCCAACACGTATTGAGTTTAGAGATGGTACTTCTATGCAGTTAGCTAAGCACTCTATGGAAGCTATTCACTGGTCTATGGACCCACTAAAGACTGTAACTAATAAGATTGGTTTTATTCCTCGTGCTGCTATTATTGCAACAACAGGAACTGTTCCTGGTTTAGGACCATTAAAAGATAAATCCCTTGCAGGTAAAGCTGCAGCGATTGCTAAGACTGCTGTTCCGTTCCAAGTACAGTCTGCTATGACTGCTCCAACAGGAGAAGAACTTAAACGTGCTGCTTTAGGTACATTAGGTCTACCTGTCTACGGTAAGAAAAAAGAATGAAAATACTAATCATTGATCAATCAGGCTGTGGTTGTGGCCTTTCCTTTGCACTACGTAGTCAAGAGTATGGACACGAAGTTAAGATGTTTATTCGCCATAATAAGGACGGTAGCCGTTCTGAAGTAGGTGATGGCGGTCTTGTTAAGCGTGTAAGCAACTGGGAAGATCACATGAACTGGGCAGACCTTGTGTTCTGCACAGATAACTTATTCTACATCCATGCCCTAGAGCGTTATCGTGATAAAGGTTATCCTATATTTGGTCCTTCTATTGATACTAATCGTTGGGAACAAGAACGTGATCATGGTGAAAAGATTCTGAACCTAGCAGGGATTAAAACTATTCCTAGCCAGACGTTCGAGAACTATGATGACGCTATTGCTTTCGTTACCCAGAACCCTCGCAGGTTTGTATCTAAACCTATCGGTGATGGTGATAAGACTTTATCCTATGTAGCTAAGTCTGCTGCTGACATGATCTACATGCTCATGCGTTGGAAGAAGAAGAACTCCTTTAAGGGTAAGTTTATCCTTCAAGAGTTCCGTCCAGGTATTGAGTTCGGTGTAGGTGGTTGGTTTGGTAAAGCAGGCTTCTCTAAAAACTTCTGTGAGTCTTGGGAACACAAGAAGTTAATGGATGGTGAACTGGGTGTCACTACAGGAGAGCAAGGTACTATTGTTCGTTATACACAGGATTCTAAACTAGCACAGCAGATGTTATTACCTTTAGAAGACATGCTACATGGACTTGGCTACACTGGCTATATTGACGTTAATTGCATTGTGGATGATAAGGGTCAAGCATGGCCTTTGGAGTTTACTATGCGTCCTGGCTGGCCTTTATTTAATATTCAATTAAGTTTGCACAAGGGAGACCCTGCTCAGTGGATGTTAGATCTGATCAACGGTGAAGATACCTTGCGTGTCTCTAATAAGATTGCAGCAGGTGTTGTTGTAACGATTCCTGACTATCCTTTCAGTCACATCACCAAGAAAGAAAACTCTAACTATCCTATCTGGGGTATTGACATGGATGATGCGATTACTGATGTGCATCTCTGTGAAGTACAGTGGGGCAAGGGTCCTGCAATGATTGATGGTAAGCTTAAGTTCAATGAGCCTATGTTTGTTACTGCTGGTGATTATGTATGTACCGTAGTAGGCTTAGGTGATTCTATTGAGTCTGCTCGTGAAAAGGTATACAGCACCATCAAGAAGAAGATTGAAATTCCTAACTCTATTGCTTATCGTACAGACATTGGTGAGAAGGTTCAAAAGAACTTAGAAGAGTTACAATCACATGGTTACGCAGAAGGAGTAGAAAGTGGCATCTAATTTACTACCTCCAATTCCTCAAGCAGAGATTGGTGAGAACTTTCCTTGGAGAACTTGGTTTAATAACTTAGGTACTTATGTACAACAGGCCCAAACTGGGAACCAAACTTGGTCTATTATCCAAGGTGGTACAGGAGCCTCTACAGCAGCAGGTGCTAGATCTAATTTAGGTCTTGGCACAATG